GTCAAATACTCTTATTTCCAAAATGATGAATTTGCACCAGGCGGTGACATTGACATTGAAAGTATTGAAGTTGAGAATATTGAGATGCATGAATTACTTGCAAAGCATGTAATTGAATCAATCAAGAAAGAAGTTATAGAACTACATAGAGATAAATATTATGAGTGCTAGAACCAGATTATTACACACGATTAAAGTGAACAGACAATTTAGAAAACTTAGAGAATCTAAAACTCTAAGCAAACAAAACAAACCTACATTAGATGCAAAGTCCAGGTAAAAAAATATCACCATATTTAGGTGTGGTTTTACTACTATTATCTATAAGGTCCACATTGATTCTAAATGATTTATTAACCGCATTAGTTTTTGTTATACTAGGCACATCTGTATTATATTATGGCAGAGATTCTAGATGATTATGAACATTTTGTTTATGCATTCATTGGTGAGGATGAATGGAGTAGATTGCCAGCTATTAAAAAAATGTTTATCTTAACAAAACTTAAAGAGATACAGGAAACTGTTAAAAGAAACACTATTTCTTAGTGTTATTTAGTTGATTAGTTGTTCTATAATTAGGGGTCAGAAATTGACCCCTTTTTTTTTAGTAACTTTATATCATGACACCTAACCAAAAAGGTTGCTTCGCTGAGTACCTTTTTGCAACAACAGCCATGAAGCATGGATTCAATGTTTCAATGCCATTGTTGGATGCAAGTAAATACGATTGCATTTTAGAAAAAGAGGGTAAGCTGTTTAAATTCCAAATTAAGTACATGGGTAAAGACAGGTATAAACATGATGGCGGTGTCATGCAAATAACTTTAAGAAGAGTTGGACACCAAAGTTATAGCACACAAATGGTTGATTTTTTTGCTATATGGCATGAAGAGTATCAGGGTTTTTTTATAATTAAAAATGAGGGTCAAAAATCAATGAAAGTAAATATCAATGGAAAACTTAAAGATAATTTTAATAACTTTGAATGTATTTCATAAATGTTTTTGCGAGTGCCATTAGATAAAATGCTAGTGGCACTTTTTTTTTATCTTTACAATAAATTTATATTATGAGTAAAATAGTCAAAGTTAAATTGCTCAAAGATTTACAAAATGGTAAACATCATGTAATTCCAGCTGGTGAAATTGTTGAAATTCAAGAAAGACATTTAGACAAATATATTAGTGAGGGCATTGGTGAGATTCCTGGTAAATCTAAGCCAAAAGCAAAAAAGGAATTTAAAGAAAAAATAGAAACTAAAGAATTAAAAATAGATTCTAAAGAAACAAAAGATGAGGCAAATAAAGATTAATTCAACTACTGGTTCTGAGATTGTCACAGCCTCAGAATTTAAAGATTATGCTAGAATTAATTATAGTGATGATGACACTATGATTGGTAAAATTTTAATTCAAGCTAGAATCTGGTGTGAGAATTATATATCTAGAGATATTGTTGCTAAGAATAGAACCTATTATGTAGATGAAACCAATGGCATATTTGATATTCCTTTTGGTCCTATTGCAAGTATTTCATCAGTTACAGTTGATGGCACAGCGGTTACTGATTACACTATGGAGGGTTTAGATAATGAAACTATTGACCTAGATGGTCCAGCTGAAAAAGTCAAAATAACTTATGTAACTAGCGGACTAGATGATGAATTATTAGAGCATGCAATATTACAATTAGCATCAACTCTTTATGACAACAGACATGATTATGAGATTGGTAAGGCAGTCAATAAAGTGCCAACATCTGTTAAAGATATTTTAAATTCTTATAAAAATATGTTTATATAATGAATCCAGGCAGAATGAGAAACAGGATTGAGTTTTATACACCATCTAAAGTTGCTGATGGTTATGGTGGTTTTACATCATCTGGTGTTGCAAGTGATGGTCAAATCTGGGGACATGCTGTTGAACAAAGTGGTGAGATGAAAACTCAAGATGGTAAAAGAAATTATTATAGAGAAATTGAGGTGACTGTAAGGAGAAAGGATTTCAATACTGGAATTGGTAAAAAATTTAAAGTAGATGGTGCTGGTTATTACAGAGTTAATAATTTTTACCACATCTTAAATAATGATGAATACACTAAAATAATTGGAACTCTAGAACCCTAATGGCACAATTTTCAGCACAATTAAGAAACTCAGATGTTAAAAGATTTAACAGCCTTACAGCTAGTTTAAAAAAGTTTGCTAGAGATGACTTTTATACTACTATGCAAGATGGTGCATCCAGGATAGTCAGAAAAGCTAAAACAAGAGTGCCTGTAAAAACTGGTGACCTTAGGAGGTCTATTGGTGTTGATGGCAATAAACAAAATATAATTATAAAAGCAGATATGCAATATGCTGGTTATGTAGAATTTGGAACTCAAAGACAAAAGGCAAAACCATATTTTTATAATTCAATTAGAGAAGAGATAAAAACAATTAATATTGACATAAACCGAAAACTTAAAAAGTTATATAAATGAATGAGGCAATCCATTATTTAAGAGCAAAAATATATACCGCATTAAATGGTAATGTTTCATTAAATAGTTCTAATGTGCCAGTATATAATAGAGTGCCTGAAACCGCATCATATCCTTACATTTGGATTTATTCTTTAAGTACAAATGATGTGGATATAAACCAAGATGATTATATAATTGAATGTATAACTAGGATTGAATGTGTGACCAGATTTGATTCAGATGTGGGTGGTGATTTGGATGCCAACCTATTAGTAAATTCTGTTGTATCTTTGTTGGTGAAAAAAAACAATTTTTTTGATTTAAGTGCAAATGATTTTTCTGTTTACACATCAAAATTAGAAAGTGTGAATTATGTACAAGAGGATGAATCTGACCACACTTATTTTAGAGGCATTGTTGAAATATCAAATAGAGTACAAAAAACAAGTTAAAAAATAAATTATGGCACAAAAATTAAGTGAGGAAACAGAAGTTAAGTTGGATTTAAAAACATTAGGTATAATTGTGGGGGGTGCTGTTTCTTTAGCTGCCATGTATTTCACACTAAATTCTGAAATCGAACTAGCAAAAGAATTACCAAAACCAGAATTAAGTAGAACTGAGTTTGACCTAAAGGATGAATTGGTGAGGTCGAGCATAATTAGTATTGAAGAAAAAGTCAATAGTAATTCAGAGAAACTAGATAAAATAGATGAGAAGTTATATGAAATCATACAAAAATGAGAAAATTAATTGTCCTAATTGTATTCTTTGCATTTGCAAAAGTTAATGCCCAAGATTATACAATATTGCATATCAATAGTGCCTGGAACTCCAAAAATGATTATAAGGATTTATATAAGATAAAAGGTGCTAAAGTTGTAAAAGCATTATTAGAGGACCAGAAACCATCTATAAGAAATCAAATAAAATCAGTACCAGCTATATTTATTTACAAAGACAATAGTTTAATTGGTCGTTATGATGGCGGCATATCACTTAAAATATTAACACCTTATAGTGAGATTCAAGATTTAATAAATTCATCTAAAATTAATTATAGGAGGCAAACAACTGACTAATGAGATATATAGATAAACTTATTGTGCATTGTACAGCAACCCCACAGTTTAAAGATTTTGATGTTGAGGATGTTAGAGATTGGCATGTAAAAGGTAATGGATGGTCAGATGTGGGTTATCATTGGCTTGTAAAACTAGATGGGACAGTACAAGAGGGCAGACCAATTGAAAGAATTGGAAGTCATGTGAGAGGTCAAAATAAATCTAGTATTGGAATTGCTTATGTAGGTGGCATGGACAAAGATATGAATGAATGGATTGACACTAGAACACCAGAACAAAAGGATGCTATATTTAATTTATTAATGGATTTAAAATTTCAATTTCCTGATGCTGTTGTTTATGGTCATAATGATTTTACTGACAAAAAAGTATGCCCATGTTTTAATGCGAAAGAAGAGTATAAAGAAATTAGCGAATGGATTGGGGAATAGCTTTACAACCAAATGGTTTAATGTTAGGTATAGAGTATTATCCTATTGATGAATTAAATGATTTTGCAGAACTAAACATTTATTTAATATTATTTGTATTACATTTTAGAGTTTATAATTAATGAGTAAAAAGAAGTTTAAAGAAACAACAGTTGGCAAATTATTGTTTGGTGCGGCTAGTGTAGTGTCACCACAATTAGGTGCTGTATTAAATGGAGTGACATCACCTAAGGAAGCTATTGCAGAAATTGCTAAGGCTAAGATTCCCACAGAGGATAAAATAAAATTACAAACTTTAATTTATGAGCAACAAAATAAAGAGATGGAAGAGATTTCTAATAGATGGATTGCAGATTCTAAAGGCGGATGGCTTACTCGTAATGTTCGCCCTCTTGTGCTTATTTGGTGCATTGTGGTATTTAGTTTTGCTGGTATATTGGATTCAGTTAATTCTATTGATTTTCAAATAGGTCCATTGTGGAATGATACATTTGAAAAAGTAATGATGGCTGTTGTGTTAGCATATTTTGGTGGCAGAACAACCGAAAAAGCAAGCAGTATAATTAAAGGAAAATAATGGCTAGGGCTGGTTATATTCATTACAAAAAAACAAAAAAAAAGCGACCTGGAGTGCATTCTAAAAATGCATCAAAAGGTCAAAATGCATACAAAAAAAAGTATGTTGGTCAAGGCAAATAGACACAATTAGTATTTAAAAAATTCTTTAAAATTTAAAAAAAATTTACAGAGGGAAATTGATGCTAATAAACTTTTAGAGATTTTGAATGTTAGTAATTGCCAGAAACCCTAAAGTGTCTTAAATCGCACGAAAATGCGAAATAAGGGCATATTGGTGTTTTGTTAAAAAACAGCTTTTTTAGCTATATTTTTATACATTTTTGACCAATATTTCTTGAATCAATTTTTAGTATTTTTGTATTAAATATTTTTTATGGGCATCACACTTACTGGCAAAAGAGTTCAGAATACTTACGACAGTTTACTAAAACTAAGTTCAAATGATAACCTAACATCCACACCACAATTAGTAGGTGATGGCTTAGGTAATGATAGTCCAATTTATTTAAGTACAAATAGAGTTGGTATTGGTGTTTCACCAACTGTTCAATTTGAAACAAGTGGTGATGCCAAAATTGGTGGGTCATTGACAGTTACATCAAATCTTTATGTTGAGGGTAATTTAACATATGTAGATTCAACAGTTGTTGAGATTGGTGATAACATGATTGAGTTAGCTAAAGACAATGTAGCTAACATTCAAGACATAGGTTGGTATGGCACAATAGTTCAAGGCGGAACTAAATATGCTGGAATGTATTATGATGCATCAACTGGTGTTTCAATTCCTGAATTTCATATTGGTATTGGCACAGTCGAGCCAGGTGCAACAGCAACTTGGTCAACAAAAGCAAAATTAGTTATTGGTCAATTAGATTCAACTGGTGCTACTATAAATGGTAATTTAAGTGTCACAGGAACTATTGCTGATAGTGATGGTGATGTTGGAACAAGCGGTCAAGTGTTATCCTCTACTGGCTCTGGTACAAACTGGATTGATTCTGGTAGTGCTGAAACAGCTGAAAGAATAGAAATACAAGTTAAAAATGTTTCTGGTGGAACATTAGCTAAAGGTACTGTTGTGCATGTAGCACCAACTGTATCACCACCAAGTGGCAATGTTGTTGAAGTTATTGCAGCTGATTATGATGATGCGGCTAGGATGCCAGCAATAGGTATTTTAAAAGTTGAATTGACTGATGATAATGAGGGTGCAGCTGTAATGATGGGTGCATTGTCTGGCATTGACACATCTAGTTTTAGTGCTGGTGATGAATTATATGTTGGTAATTTAGGAACACTTACTAATACAAAACCAACAGCAACAACTCAATTAATTCAAAAGATTGCAGTTGTAGTTAAATCTCATGCAAGTAATGGATTGATAAAAGTATTTGGTGCTGGTAGGGCAAATGATGTCCCTAATAAAATAGATAGAGATGTACAATGGACAGGTGGTGATTTATATTTTGATGAGGATATTCAAGCAAGGTTTTTATATTCATCTAATAAATCAGATGTTGGTTTAAGAATACAGCATAATGGTAGTCATTCTTTTATAGATGGTGAATATGGAAACTTATACATAAGAGCAGAAGCAGATGATGGAGATATAGTATTTCAAGCAGATGATGGTTCTGGAAACAATACTACTTATTTTGAATTAAATGGTGGAGTTAGTTATTCGATTGCTAGTAAAAGAATAAGATTTAATGATAGTGTAGATGCAACATTTGGAACTGGTAATGATTTAAAAATATATCATACAGCCGATACAGCTAGTTATGTTCAAAATACAAAAGCAATACCTCTAATCATAGACCAAGACGGTGCTGAAGATTTAGAAATAAAATCAAATAGGTCAGTAGATATTTTTATTGATAAAAACAACGATGACACAACTACCTCGTTTAATATATTATCTAATACTAATACTTATGCAACTGCCAATGTGGTATTTGAAGTTACACAAACTGGAAATGTAAACATAGATGGAAATGTAACTATAAATAATGATAGCACTTTAATTATCCCATCACATTCTGGTTTTGAAATTGATATAACTGGAACTAATGCTGGTAATATTAGAGCAAATGCTCAATTATATTTATTATCACAGACAAGCTCTCTTCATCTAGGTAGTAATGGTGTAAATAGCAGAATGACTATTGACACTTCTGGTAATACTACTTTTTCTGGTGATGTAACCATAGGAACAAATGACTTTACAGCTGGAACAGCAACTATTGGTGGTATATTACTACAAGATTCATCTGATAGAAGTGGCTTGTTAGAAATAAATAGAAAAGACACTAGCACATGGTCAGGAATACAAATTAAACATAGTACTGCTTTATGGTCATTTATGGGTGGCACAAATGATGTTGGATTATATGATGACATTAATGGTAAATGGGCATTTTTATACAACATAAATTCTAGTTTAGAATTAAGACATAATGGCACAACTAAAATAACTACAACAAGCGCTGGTGCTGATATAAATGGAGATTTAACAGTTGAGGGCGGTGATATTATTTTAGAGGGTACTGGTAGGATTCAAGGTATTGATACAATAACAGATGGAACTGATGCAGTAAATAAAAATTATGTAGATGATAATTTTGTTGATGGCTCAGGAACAGCTAATGATGTAGTGATGTGGTCGGATAGTGATACACTAACAGATGCTCCTATTGCTATTTCAGGTAACAACGCAACTTTTGCTGGTGATATTTCAGCGGTCGGTGGTTCGTTTACTAATCCAGTTACAATTTTTGATACTACAACAACTGAAAATCCAAGATTAAGTTTAGGAAGACAAGCAGCAGAAAGTTTGCAATTTAGTGTTTATGATACAGAAGCAACTATAACACATAAGCAAGATTCAGATACTAATGCTATTCATTATTTAGATTTTATAATTGATTCTAATTCAACTGGTGAAAAAGTATTTAGATTTAAAGAAGCGGGAAATACAACAGGAACATATTTAACATTAAACAGCACAAGTGCAACTTTTGCTGGTGATGTAACGTTAGATAACAAATTAAATTTTACAAATACATCTTATCAAATAAGTGGAGGGGCAACTGTTGGTGATTTAAGATTTGTAGCACCTAGATTTAGGTTTTATGAAGATAGTATTTCGGGAACTGCTAAATTAGAAATTGATGGCGGTAATGCAACTTTTGCTGGTGATGTTACTATTTCAAAATCTGTTGGTGATGCTGTATTAACTATTGAAGCAGACACAGATAATAATAATGAAAATGATAATCCAAGAATAGAATTAAAACAAGATGGTGGTCTTGTATATTCATATTATGGTCTTAATGGAAATTTAAACGACACCTTTACTGGTGCTGAAACCAACTACACATATCTAAGAGCATCAACAGGATTTCAACTTGTTACAAATGCGTCAACAACTGCTTTAACCATAGATACGTCTCAAAACGCAACTTTTGCTGGTATAGGAGAATTTGCTGGTGCTATAAGAATTACTGAAACTGGTACAAGTCAAAATATTTTAATTGGTAATCAAGATAGTGGGGGTGTAAATAAACCAGCTATGATTAATGGTGTTAATGGACATATACGAATTGGTTATGGAAGTAGTTGGACAGGCGAGGGGGGAACTTTTACCTCGCAAATGACATTCAATGCAAATGGGGTTGAAGTTTATGGAATTAATGATTCTCAAACAAATGCTTTCAAAGTACAAAGAGGAAGCGATAATGCTGAAGCATTTAGGGTAGAAAATAGTGGAGAAGTAGTTGTTTCTAATAATTATTTATATGCATCACATAGTGGAACATCATTTTATGCTCAAGGTCAAGCAGTTTTTAGAAATGGTATTTTAAATGATGGTGGTGCATTGAAAGTACTTGATGATTTAGAGGTTACTGGAGATGTATTCCCAATTACAGATTCAGCTTATGATTTAGGTTCAACATCTTTAAGATGGGCAAATGTTTGGGCAGATAACATTAATGGTGGTTCACCAGTCAATGGTTCTGGTGCTGCTGGTCGAGTGGCTTTTTGGACAGATGGAGACACTTTATCAAGCGATAGTGTTTTTTATTATGATAACACTAATAATAGATTAGGTATTAATGTAGCATCGCCTGACCACAAACTACAAGTATCATCTGGCAATGGTGATACAACAAGAACAGTATCTATTTCTCACACTAGAAACGATGCTGATACAGCAACTCAAGCTTTACATATAGATGCTAATTTTAGTGGCACAAAAACAGCAGCAACAGACACAGTTCAAAGTGGAATTTTTATTGATTTAGATTCTACTGCTGATGGTAGTAGTGCTGATGAAGTTAGAAGTTATGGTGTTTATGTAGATGCTAGAATTACTGGATTTAATGATATATTAAGAGGTGGGTATTTTTATGTTGAAAGTAATAACATAACAGAAAAAACATCCGAAATAGTAGGGGTTTATGGAAATGCAACTCATGATTCAAGTTCTACAAATGGTGGTGTTTCTAATATGTATGGTGTTAGAGGTGTTTGTGCTATTCAAGATTATGGTGATGTAGATAATTCGTATGCGGTTCATGGATTAGTACAGATATCAAATAATAGGAATGCTAATGTTGATGCTACAAGAGCATTATTTGGTGAGATACAGATTGATGAGCAAACAGCATTATCTTATGGAACAATGATAGGTTGCCAAATTGTTATAGATAATAACGAGGGAAGTGTACCAACTTTAGGCAGTCAATATTTATTTAAAGGTGATTATCAAGGAACTCAGGGGGCTGGTTCCTATGGAATATATGTTGAGGGTTCAAGACATTATTTAAGTAATAATCTGGGAATTGGTAATACCGACCCACAAGCATATTTACATATTGGAGATTCAACACCAGTAGGTGCTGAGGCATTAATAGCTAGAGGAAATACAGATAATACTTATGTTGTTTCAATAGAACAGGACCATGCTACTGGATGGGGAATGATTATAGATACAGATGCAACAGATGCCGACTCACCAGCATTAAAAATTACAAATCCAAGTGGTACATTAATGGAAGTCGCATCAAATGGTGATGTTGAAATTAATGGTGATGTAACCATAAATGGAATTGATAATGCAACAGCAGCAGATGCTGATAGGGTATTAGTAACATCAAATGAAACTGGCGAGATACAATATAGAACAACAGCACAATTAGCTGATGATATGAATGTGCCTACTGGTATTGGTGGTGCTGGATTAATTCCTATTTATGAAACAAGTTCAACATTTACAACTGGTAGTTTATATTGGGATATTGCAAATGGTCGAATGGGTATAAATGAAATTGCACCAGCTGAAAGGTTGCATGTTGGCGGTAATGCTAAAATAGAGGGTAATGTAGATTTAAGAACTGCAAATGAAGTAACTTCTACTAATCAAATTTATTTTAATGCTTATAATGGAAATGTTGCTGCAACATCTAATGATTTAGGACCAGGTATAACATGGAAATCAAATTATACTGGTTATACTAAAAGAAGTGCTGGAATATTGCAAGTTGGAGAGGGCAACTATTTTAGAAGCGGCTTAGCATTTTTTACTAATGAACAAGATAATGCCACAACAGATTGGATTGAAAGAATGAGAATATCAATGGATGGCAACGTGGGCATTGGAGAAGATGAACCCTCTTATAAACTTCACGTTGAGGGTAATAGTTATATAAATGCAACATCTAATTCGGCTAACTTAACACTGGGAAGATATTCAGGTCAACCAACAATTAAAGCGGGTACAGATGATGGCGGATACTTAATAATGGATTCTACTGGAGGAAGAAATGCTTTAAATTGGTATTCAGGAGACCACGTTGTTTTGGTAAATGGTGGTGGATATGTGGGGATAGGATTAGGCACACCCTCTGAAAAATTACACATTTTACAAAACACAGCAGATAATTTAGTTAGTTTATTAGAACAAGATAATGCTAGTTATCAAGCATGGTATGAAGCAAAATCACAAAATAGTGGATTTTCAAGACATGGTATTTCAGATAATGCTGATGCTTATGCTTTTACAAACTTTAGTGTTGGTTATTATAAATGGATGCACAATGCTGGTGGTGATTTAATGAAATTAGATTCTAATGGGCGACTTGGAATAGGAACTACGGCTGCCACAGAAAAACTACAAGTCAATGGGAACATTAGAGTAGCTGGAGTTGGTAATGCAATATCTTTTGATACAACTGGTGCTAATAGTAGTAATTATATTAAAACTATCAATGATTATGAAACTCTAATTGCTAATAATAGAGGTGCTGCTGGATTTGCAGTTGTGGGTAATTCAAGTATAAGGTTAGGTTTTGGTGGTAATTTTACTGCATCACAAACTAACTTATATATTCAAGCAAGTAATGATTTTGTTGGTATTAATAGACAACCAGATGCAACACTTCATGTAGCTGGTTATATTATGGCTGATACTGATAATTCAGCAAGAGATGCCCATGTCGAAAGAAACATAACAATTCCTTATCAAGGTGCAAGTGGATATTATGATTTTGACCCAGTTGCTTTATTTGGTGCATCTGCTGCTGGTGGTTATGTGTTAGTTGAGGTTCATGGATGGCAAACAAGATTTAATGCTGGTTATATACATTGGAGAAATAACGGAAGTAGTAATACGGCTGCAATAGGAACTGGTGGGGTTACATTTAGACAAACAGCATGGAGTGGTTCAGCAAGTGGTGCTGGAATAAGTGTTTCAACTGTATCAAGTTCGGCTAATGTAATTAGGATAACACTATCTGGTTGGCATAGTAATGCACATGGTTGGCAAGCATATATTAGGTATCCAAGATAAATAAATAAAAAATAATAACTAAATTTGTAATCATTATGGCAATAACTTATACATGGCAAATTGTTTCTTTAGAAGCAAAAGCACAACAAGATAATCATGATAATGTAATCTTTAATGTTCATTGGAGATTAGATGCATATAAAATAGACAATGAAATTAAATATCATGCATCAAGATATGGTGTTGAACACATGAAATATGATGTTGATAATTTTACTGCTTATGATGATTTAACAAAAGAAATAGTTGTTGGATGGTTAGAAGATGCATTAGATGTTGAAACAATTAAATCAAATTTAAGTGATAATATAAACCTACAAATCAATCCAGTTGATGTTCATTTAACACCTAACTGGGAATAAAAATTAATTTTTAATTATATACAAATGGCAAAACTAGAAGAAAAAGAATTACAAGAATTAAAACAATCATTAGCTAAACCACAGCAAATTGCTCAAGAAATTGGAATGAGAGTGATTGCTTATAATTCAATTGATGAATTAGTTGCACAATGGAAAGAAGCATCTAAAGAGCAACAAGATAAGGTCAAAGAGATTGAAGATAAGCATGGCAAAGGCACACTTAATATTGACACAGGAGAAATCACACCAATAGAAGAGTAAAATGGCACTTATAAATGCCACCAGTTTTTTACTTGTTCAAGATGAAACTGTTATTGGGCATAGCACATCAACTAGCATATCTTTAAATTTAGATTTAGCTGACATCACTAATAAAGATAGTTATGGCTGGCAAGAGCATTTGCCAATGATTAGAGGCGGCACAATATCAGCAACAGGACTTACTGATTACACAAAAGAATTAAACTTTGAACAGTTTTCTAGTTATATAATTACTAGAGCAAAAAAGGTTTTTTATTTTCGTGACCCTAATGATTCAGATGGCACAATATATCGTGGTGATGCATTTGTAACGAGTGTTGATGAAACTGGTGATGATGGTTCTATTAGTGAATTTAATTTAGAATTACAGCTGACTGGAATTATCACAGTTGGTGACCAAAGAAACTGGGAAAATATCTTTGACCATTGGGAGGATATTGCCACAAATTGGGAAAATGTATAAATTTATAATTCGTATATTTACAAAAAATTTAATCTTAAAAATATAAACAATGGCAGTATTTAATGGAACTAATTTATTGTTAAAGACAGTAGCAACTGGCGGCTCAGCTACAACTATTGGTCATTCAACATCTGCATCAATGTCATTATCTTTAGACACACCTGAAGCAACTACAAAAGATTCATCAGGATTTTCTGAATATATTGCTGGTGTTAGAAGTGGTGAAATTTCTTTTGAGGGACTTGTTGACCATAGTGATACTAATGGGTCAGACACTCTTTCAGACCACTTAATTGATAGAGATACGATTGATTGGACATTTTCAACTGGCACAACTGGTGATGAAATTTACTCAGGTAGTGGATTTATTTCTAGTTATGAGATGTCAGCTGAGATGGAAAGCCCAGTTACTTATTCAGGAACTATAACAATAACTGGTACAATTACACAAGGAACTAACTAATAGTTAGATAAAATATATAAGGCACATGGGTAAAACTGTGTGCCTCTAATTTTATACATTATGGCAAACAAGAAACGAGGTTACTACACTATAAAAATGGGTGGTAAAAATAGAACCATGCATTTTTCAATGAACTTTTGGTCAAACTTTACAGATGACCTAAATATTCCTTTAGACAAACTTGGTGAAATATTTACTAATGGTGTTTCACTTTCAACTATTAGGTCTTTAATTTATTCAGCATTACTTGCAAATGACCAGGAAAATAAAAGCAAAATTGAATATGATAAATTTGATGTTGGTGTGTGGATGGAGGATTTAGAGGCGGATGATTTAGACAAGATAGTCGCAGCAATGATGGAATCTAGAATACTAGGCAATGATTTAAATGCTGGTATGGCTAGGAATGTAAAAAAATCCACTAAGGGAAAGTAAATACCCAGCTGACTTGGGATTCTTTAATTGATTATTATATAGGTCAAGCTGGGATAACACCAAATGAATTTTGGTTTAACACTTGGAAAGAGAATCACTTACAAGGCGAATCATGGCAACTTAGACAAAACCTAGAATGGGAAAGAATTAGGTATATGTCTGCAATGATTTACAATGTAAATTGTAATAAGAAATCACAAATGATTAAGCCAGATAAATTATTCCCATTACCACAGGATGTTTACTTAGAACGAGGTAAACCACATTCAACAAAAGAGCAAGCTGAAGCATTTGAAGAGAGGATAAAAAACATGAAGTTTGATAAAAAAATTAAACTTTAATTATTTGTATTTTTGTATAAATTCTTTTTATGGCAGATAATAGATTAAGGTTTTTTCTAACTGGTGATTCTAAACAATTTAACAGGGCATTAACATCAGCCGAACAGAAGTTAAAAGCATTTGGTTCTAAACTACAATCAACAGGTCGAAGTTTAACAATGATGACCGCACCTTTGGCTGCGGCTGGCGGTGCTGCAATTAAAATGGCTGCAAACTTTGATAAATCAATGACTAAGATTAAAACCTTAGTTGGTTTGTCTGGTGATGCTGTTGATAGTTTTAGAGATGATGTTATGCGGATGGCAAAAGAAACTGGTTCTAATGCCGATGAGGCTGCAAATGCATTATTCTTTATAACATCAGCTGGTATTGAATTAGAGGATGCAATGGTGGTTTTAGAAAAATCATTAAAAGCTAGTGCAATAGGACTTGGTGATGTGGCTACTGTTGCTGATAGTGCAACCTCAGCCATGAATGCTTATGGTTCATCAACATTAAGTGCTGAGATGGCAACTGATGTTTTGACAAATACTGTTAGATTAGGTAAATTATCTAGTGAGGAATTA